CTTGATAAGTCCTACGTCGGCGAGTTTGGTTCACGGATTGAGTCGCAGATTGAATCAGCCAAGCAGGCGTACCAGAAGGCTTACGATGACGGTGACGCCGAGGCTATGTTTGAGGCGCAGAAAAACCTCAGTCGGTTGGCTATTGATCAGGCTCGTCTTGAGGAACAGCAACAGCGAAGGGAAGCTTACGCCGCACAGCCGGTGGAACAACCAGCGCCACAGCCCCGTCAACCTGAGCAACCGCAACAAGCGGCCCCTGACCCCAAGGCAGAGGCTTGGGCGGCGAAGAATGAGTGGTTTGGCAGTGATCAGACCATGACATATGCTGCTTTTGGCATACATAGGCAGTTAATTGAGGATGAAGGATTTGACCCAGCGTCCGATGACTACTATAATGAACTTGACACGAGGATCCGCCGAGATTTTCCGCATAAGTTTGCGGAGGTCAAACGCGGTGATGCGGGACCCCGAGTCGCCTCTGCGGAGTCCAGTGCTTCTAAAGCACCGTCAAAAAAGGGACGCAGAACAGTCAAATTAACTCCTTCGCAGATTGCAATTGCGAAGCGGTTAAATGTTCCGCTTGAAGAATACGCAAAGTATGTAAAGGACTAAGCTATGACTGATTCTACAAAAAGAGTTACACGGGACTCTCAAACCCGTGCAAAGACCCAGCGGCGCAAGCCTTGGGCCCCACCGTCTAAATTAGACGCACCAGAGCCACCGGCAGGATACAAGCATCGTTGGATTCGCACAGCATTACGCGGTGAAGACGATAAGATCAATGTCAATGCTAAGATGCGTGAAGGGTGGGAACCTGTACGGGCTGACGAATACCCTGATTTGGAGGGGCAATTCCCCACCATTGATGAAGGTCAGCATGCAGGTGTCATTGGGGTAGGTGGCCTAATGTTGGCCCGTATCCCAGAGGAAACGGTAGAAGAAAGAACTGAATACTATCGGGAGCAGACCCGCCAACAAATGGATGCCGTTGACCAAAACCTTATGAGGGAACAACATCCCTCGATGCCGATTCATAATGAACGGAAAAGTCGTGTATCATTTGGGGGTAAGGACTAACATCCCCCTTAACTTGATAGGAGTAAGCAATGGCAAACACTAATGTTGCCTTCGGCCTCAAGCCGATCAATACCGCAGGTAGCGCTCCAGCTACCCAAGGTACTAATGCATACTTCATTGACAGTGCTGCAAGCGCGATCTATCAGGGTTCTATGGTTAAGGCCGATAACGGCGGTGAAATCGTTATCTGCTCTGCGACCGGCGACACTGAAGCTCCCGTTGGCGTTTTCGCTGGCTGTGAATATGTTTCATCCACCACTGGTAAGAAAGTGTTCTCAAACTACTGGCCCGGTTCAGGTGCCGACACTAACTTCGATATCATCGGATATGTGTACGACAACCCGCTCCAGCGCTTTGTAATTTGCACAGACGCTACAATCACCAGTAAAGCAACTGCCGTTGCTGCCATCTTCGAGAACTCACAGTTCAACAGTGGCGCAAGTGGCAGCACAACCACTGGCATTTCTAGCGCACAGCTTGATGTCGCAACTCTGGACGCAGCAAACGCCTCACTTCCTCTGAAGATTGTTGGCATTCTTGATGACCCAGAGAACGCAGACTTCACTGCTGCCGGTATCCCAATGATTGTGATGCTTAACAACCACGCACTGCTTCAGTCTAATTCTGAAGCCGCAATCGCATAAGGGAGTGTAGATATGGCTATTTCTCGCGCACAACTCGCCAAAGAACTAGAGCCCGGTCTAAACGCTCTCTTTGGTATGGAATACAACCGTTACGAGAACCAGCATTCTCAAATCTTCGACACCGAGTCATCTGACCGGGCATTCGAGGAAGAGGTAATGCTGTCAGGTTTCGGGGCTGCACCGACTAAAGGTGAAGGCACAGGCGTATCGTATGACGATGCACAAGAAGCCTACACTGCTCGGTACAACCACGAGACTGTTGCTATGGCCTTCTCAATCACTGAGGAAGCTGTAGAAGACAATCTGTATGATCGTCTGGCATCTCGTTACACTCGTGCCCTCGCTCGTTCGATGGCCCACACCAAGCAGGTTAAAGCTGCATCCATCCTGAACAACGCATTCTCTGCTGGCGCATTTGCTGGCGGTGACGGTGTTGCTCTTTGTGATGCATCACACCCGCTGACATCTGGCGGCACTTTCGCCAACGAACCATCAGTAGCTGCTGATTTGAACGAAACTTCTTTGGAAGACGCTCTGATCAACATTGCTGGTTTCGTTGATGAGCGCGGCCTGATCGTTGCCCTTCGCGGCATGAAGCTGATCATTCCTCGTCAGCTTCAGTTTGTTGCCGAGCGTCTGCTCGTATCGAACCTCCGGGTCGGTACTGCTGACAACGACATCAACGCAATCAAATCTTCTGGCATGCTGCCAGAGGGTTATGTTGTTAACGACTTCCTCGTTGACACCGATGCCTTCTTCATCAAGACAGACGCGCCAAATGGCTTCAAGCACTTTGAACGCGCTGCTCTGTCAACCGCTATGGACCCAGACTTCGACACTGGCAACATGCGGTTTAAGGCTCGTGAGCGTTACAGCTTCGGCTTCTCAGACCCACGTTGCGTATTCGGTTCACCGGGCGCATAAGTTTGGGCACACCAAAC